GGAACTTCGTTCGGGTCAAACGGCGATTCACATACACGAGCAGTGGAACTTTCTACTTATTTCTGCGTCTTAACAATTCGGAAACAACTTTCGGAAATGCGTTTTGAGCGCAGCGGTGGAGAGCAAGAACCGTCCCGTGGCCACAAATTTTCAATTCTTGAAAATGTTGTGCTCCACTGGGACTTCACTTCTGCAATGCGTCTGCATTTCCGAAGTGATCTTGTTGGGGCGTGCCTGCCCCAAACCCTGCTGACTAATTTTTTAATTATACTGGATTTTGATTTTCATTATGCTATATTAAAATGGTAGAGTTAACTATTTTGATTCATAGATGATATGAGGGACTACCATGGTCAAGCTTGTTAAAGGTCAAAACGATTTACTTTCACAATATCCTGCCTGCACCAATGAATGGGACTTCAACAAAAATCATCCACTCTCACCTGATGCTGTCGTAGCAGGCTCTTCAAAAAAAGTCTGGTGGATTTGTTGCAAAGGGCACTCTTACGAACAGAGCATAAATCTTCATGTTGGACGAGGTTATGGTTGCCCTTACTGTTCCCATAGAAAAGTGCTCACTGGTTATAATGACCTCGAAACTCTTTTTCCAGACATCGCAGCCGAATGGCATCCTTACAAAAATACAGAACTTAAACCTTCCAGCATAACAGCGTACAGCAAAAAGAAAGTTTGGTGGCTTTGTTCACGGGGACATTCCTATGAGCAAACTGTTGAACGGCGGACGCGACGTGGAAGTGCATGCTACTACTGCTCAGGGCATAAAGTGTTAAAAGGATTCAATGATTTAGCTTCGGTCAACCCCAGCCTTTCTGTCGAATGGCATCCATCTAAGAATGCTCCGCTGACACCGTATGAAGTAACTGCTGGAAGCGGAAAACGTGTATGGTGGCTTTGCCCTATCGGTCACGAATATCAAGCCACTATCCATGACCGCAATACAGATAACACACAATGCCCTATTTGCAATTTAAGAGTCCAAACCTCTTTCCCCGAGCAGGCTACCTTCTTTTACGTTCATAAGCTCTATTCCGATGCTATCAACAAATACAAACCCGTTTTTCTGGGTTCTATGGAACTCGATATTTATATTCCCTCTATTCATACCGGAATTGAGTTTGATGGTGCAAACTGGCACCAATCGGATGAGCAGTATGAACGGGACATCCGCAAATATAAATTATGTCAAGAAAATCATGTGAAGCTCATCCGTATCAAAGAGAAGAATACTCGCAATTGGGTTGACAATGCGCAAACTGCTGATGTGGTTTATACCATTTCAAAGGTCAAAAAGACAGGCGAACTCGAAACCGCCCTTAAAGTCATTCTCGATTCTATAGATGCTTCCTCCAATATGTGGACTCGAACAGATCCTCGACATATTCACAGTCAAATCGATGTAAATATCGAACGTGACCGCCAGCAGATCTTAGGATATTTGACAAGTATTGATAATTCCCTCGCAATTTTACGTCCAGACGTTGCCTCAAAATGGGACTATGTGAAGAATCAGGACTTAACTCCAGACATGTTTACCGTCAGTTCAAATGAAATCGTCTGGTGGAAATGTCCAGATTGTGGACACGAATGGAAATGTAGCATTAACAGCATGACACGAAAAGGGCGCTTTGGGTGCGCTGAATGTTCAAAAAAACACCGTGGAAAAAGTTTTACACAAGGTGTAGTTAAAAAGGTTGGTTCACTCGCTGAAACCATACCAGAACTTTCCAAAGAATGGCATCCCACAAAAAATGGCGATTTAACCCCAAATGATATAACCGCCGGAAAATTCAAACCTGTCTGGTGGCTTTGTCCGAAATGCGGTTACGAATGGCAAGCAAGTCCCAATAACAGAAAAAGAGGAATTGGTTGTCCTTGTTGTAGTGGACGAGTCCCTAAGACAGGCATAAATGATTTGGCCACCCTATATCCAGAGCTTCTTAACGAATGGGACTATGAGAGAAATACCGAATTAGACCCCCGAAAAGTCTTACCCAAAAGCGGAAAACACGCTTGGTGGGTTTGCTCTGTATGCGGAAATCATTGGGAATCTGAGATTCGAAGTCGTGTAAACGGACATGGATGTCCACAATGTGGCAAACGCAGAAAGAAGTAAATAGGTATAATCTTCTATGAGTATCTGGGGCAATACCCTTGTTGATGGTCACAACCGTTATGCAATTCTTCAGAAGCACCCCGAAATCTGCTTTTCTACCATGCCGCTCCGCTTTGCAAATCGTGAGGAAGCACTCGCTTGGATTTGCAAGAATCAGCTGGGGCGGCGCAATCTTTCCCCCGAACAAAAGCGTTACCTGCTGGGGAAGCAGTACGAATCTGAAAAGAAAGCCGAGAAAATCTTTCACGGCAACCAGTACACTTTAGCAAAGAAAAGTGGTGGGTCTCACGATGATACCCACCACTCCGGCAAAAAAACCTGTGACCGGATCGCAGAGGAAAATGGTGTCAGCCGTGCCTCCGTTCTCCGCGCCAGCCACTATACACGAGGCATCGACATCGCAGACAACCTCTCTCCCGGCATCAAGCAGAAAGTCTTTTCCGGCGAAGTGAAGTTCACCAACGAAGAAATGTCCAAGCTTGTGCAGGCAAGTGTCGAGCATCGTTCAGATGTCCTTGCTCAAATCCTGCATCCAGAGGCATTGGAAGTGTTGGAATCTGCCAGCGCTGAATTTGAGCCTGAAAAAGCGGAACCCGTTCCCATGCCCACGCCACAAACAGAAGAATTCCGGTGCTATCATGTGCCGGACGAGTTTATGAAGGTTTACAAATCCTTGAGCCGTGCGACCGAAATGATGAAAAACTCATGGAAGAAAACGCTCAAAAACAATCCCAGCTATTTCACTGACCCGGAAAAGCAGAAGGTTCTCCGCTTCGCAATGCAGAGGCCTGCTAACTACCTGACTGAAATCGAAACCTATCTGGAAAAGGCTCTTGCAGAAGCCCTTGAAGGAGAAAAGACCGCATAACGACAGGCACTTGTAAGCCATCAACGAGCCACCAGCCGCAAGTGCAGGGCGGAAAGCATCCGCGCCCTTGCGCCTGATAAAAAATGGAACTTTGATTTTCTTGCCCGGCTTTGCTGCGGTGGGACGATCAAAGGAGCGTGCGTTTGAACAAAAAGAAAAAGTCCACAAACACTTCCCCTTACCCCGATGAAGTCATTGACCGTCTGGCACGGGCATTCTATCCGGCCATCCTTGCCTGCTGGAACAGCGAGGAAGGCCAGAGGGAGTTTGCCGCGTGGCAGGCGGAGCAGGCTCATCACGCAAACAAAAAAGAAATCCAGGAAGTTCCCGCTGGGGAACTCCCTGGTATACATATCGCTATTGTCTGTGGTCTTTGGCAGGGTGCGTCCGGGTGGGCGCACCCTGTTTTTGTTTTATGCAGCAAGGTTATAACCTACAAGATTTTTTTCTATAACTCCAAGCATATATAACTTTTGGATTCCCTCGATAATTTCTTGTTCAGTAAACCTCTTTGCCTTTTCCTCAGACCAATTCTTAAATCCGGAAACAATTCCTTCTGCTGTTAAGCCTCCTGAATTTTCAATTAGAAAACAAATTGTTGCCAAACATTCTAGTTCATGATCAGTTTCAATAGAGTTTATAAAATCACAAGACTTTATGATCCAAGGGAGCAATGCTTGTAAAGTATTATTTACCGACTCACTCGTAAGTTTATTAAATAGAATTTTCTCAGCTTCTTTTGTAGAAGATGTTCCATGAAACTGCTGAAATTCACGAATTCCCTTACTAACTATATCAATGGAATGATCATAAGGACCGTATTTATGAGGAACAAAACGAAAATATTTTTTTGAGGAAAACAAATCCATGAAATACGCCGCTTTTTGCAAACGAAGACTGTTAAACTTTTTTAAATGCCCCTTTAATTCCATTAACACGAGTGCTGATGTGCTCAGTTTTGGCTCCTGTGTTGGCGTTGTGGCAAAGTTTCGAGAAGGCTCATAAATATAAATCGCTACCTGTTTGGCTATGTCCTCTAGTTTTTTTGCCAAAACTTGCTTAACGTCATTCCAAATAAGACCACCATTGCCACTTCCCAACGGTGGAATAGCTATACTCTTTATGTTGAGTTCTTTTATTAGTAAAACAAGCGCATCCAACCCATCCTCAATATATTCCATTCGTGATTTTTCACGCCATTTATCTTTGGTCGGGAAATTAATGATGATTTTTTCACTTTCCTTATAAACATGAAGTTTTCCGGGACGTAGTGTACCATTTTTACACGCCTTAACATAGTCTTTGTTGTTGTTTGGAAATTTAAGTTTAAATTGATAGGCGATTCCCTTTCCCATATAACCTTCACAGTTTACTGTGTTGACAAGAGCTTCCGCATCGGACTGGAGCAAATCTCCTGTTGTATAGAAAAACACTTGAATCACCTCCCAATTTAATTATCGACTTATGGGAAACATACTAGGCATAACCTGTATCCTATCCTTAATAGCTACGGCATTTTCCATTTTTAAAATCTTTTCTTTTGCCCTTTCACTATAAACATAAATATATGCAAAATCTGATACCGGAACACATCCCTTCACAACACATTCTGCCATACATGCTTTCCGGATCTCTGCATTTTTATAATCGCGATGCTCTCTATCGTCTAATATATTCCATCGAACCTTCTTGAAACCTTCTCCATAAGAATAAAGATCTGGAGCATCACTATCCAATGGATGTGATGGAATTATTTGATAATTATTATGTTCACAAATACTTCTCCAAACAGCGATGATTGCCATATTTTCTGATCCATACTTTTCGCACACTGCACCATCAAATGGATTTTTTGCAAAAAAATGAAATAAGATATATTGTGAAAGAGCTTCCTTATATCGCTCACGTTTACTTAAGATTTCTGGATCGGCAATATCAGTAAAGTGTATGTCGTGGTTTTGTAATATGCATTTTCGAGAGAGCAGACCAAACTTTAAAATCGAAGGAAGATTATCTATAGATGTTATATGATAGATTAGTTTTCCCATGCTTGGCGCAGTAGCCATGATTTCACCTCCGCACATCATCAAATCACGATATATTTACCCATGTTGATTATATCATAAAAAGAAAGGCTTTTCAACATAGACCAGAAATTTTCTAACAAGGCGAAATTCCCAAACAAGCAAAAGGCAGGATACCACTATCATAGTGATACCCTGCCTTTGCTCGTTTACCGTTCCGAGTAGTCCTTCCGCAGAACCTCCGATAAACAAAAAACGTACCCGAACCCTTTTTCGTAAAGAATCGGGTTCGAGTACGAACTGTATGGTGGAGAATTAGGGACTCGAACCCCAGACCCCCTGCGTGTGATGCATGATGACTTTTTGATTTTTAGAGCGATGATTCGTTAAATAGGCTCGATTTGCTACAGATCTGCTACAAACAGCAAATTTAATCTGCTTTTTTCTTCGCACAAAAGCATTCAAACATCGTTCCTTTCCGACGCTCATATGCTCCTTTATAGTCAAAGTCTGGCGGAGTCGGTTTGAAAGTTTTATCTTCTTTTTGACCACTGTATGCTTTCATTTGGAATTCCCGAAGCTGTTCCAAATCAATAGTTCCAACATGTGCTGTTGCATTACTTCCTCCTTTTATTCTCAGGATGTCCTTATTTTCGGTTTTAGACGGTTTTGTGATTCGGCTGTCTCCATACTTGGAGGTATTCGTCTGGATGCAGTAGCAGTGAATATCTCTACTTAGTGATTCAATTATATTGCTATAATAGTTCACATCCTGATTCCACTCGACTGCGATCAACGCATCAATATAGGATTGAAAAATCGAACGATCTCGAATGGATGTAAGCTCAAAGCAGCAGTACACTGTAAACCAAAATCCGTTCCAGCTATACAACTCATACTTTGCATCACATTCAGCTTCAGAACTTTCTATTCCTTCCATAGCTCTTAGATGTAAGCTTTCAATCATCCTTTTTTCTTCAGGTGCAAAATGATTCTTTGAGTGGTACAGAATCACAGAGTGCCACTGACCTGTCCACTTTTCTTCATACGGAAGAATCACTGCTGTCAGATTATAAACACAGTTATCCTCAATAATATGCTCTACCCCTGTTACAACTGCCAAATGATTTTTTTCGCAAGTTCTAGCCAGCGTTGGCAGCCATTCTTTTGGAGTACACGCTTCCGGCATTACCAACATATCTGCTTTTTCCCGAACAGCAGTATTCACCAGTTCTGCTATCTGCTGATATCTTCGGTAGCTTCTGTTCGGTTTACGCATAATAGCCTGGTCAAAGTTTGAAATGTCCATTTGGATATTGGCAACGGCTACCCTAATCTTTGAAAAGCTCGGCTTTCCGATTTGAAAAACGGGCTGCTTATTGAGTTCACCAGTTTTTATATTTTCTTCTATAAATCTATTATTTGTCCGACCTTCAAATGGAAGTGGGCTATAGTTCAACTGCCAGCATTGTTTGAAAATTTCCTCGATTTTATTCAAATCTTCTAGATCTTTTTTACGAACAAGATCATACATCAATCTTGCGAGCATCAGATCTGCCGGTTTGATAAGGTAGGGGTAATAGATGTATCTCTGATTTATAATCTTGTTTATTTTTTCTTGAAAAGTTTCTGTGCAGGTTTCTTTTTTCAGAAGCTCCACTACATTATCTTCATTGGTCAGATCCTTTTTCTGCGGATTCTCACCACCACAACTCACTAGTTCTGGCCAGATAACACACAGATTTTTATCCAGCATTTTAGCTTTAAAATAACCTTTCGAACGATTCTGTGCCTTTGTCAAAAGTTCTTTCATCTGTTCGCTGAGCAGGCTCTGCGCATCTTCTAACTTCCATTCCTCAAAAGTCTCCCCATCATGAAGTGCCATCGGACGAGCTATGCTGGAAATGAGATGTTCTTGCAGTGCCTCTCGCAATGCATTTGTTACAAATCCGGTATCACCATCCACTCCTTCTATGGCATAACTTGTTTTATCAAGCGTGTCTATGACAAGGGCAATAAACCTAAGTAGTGCCTTATAGGATTTTTTTACAAATAAGATCGCAATTACTCGTTCCCAGAGTGTATAATTTTCAATTATTGTTTTAGGCGTAAATATTTTATGGATGTCACGGACAAAATTATACTCTTCTCCTTTCGTCTTCTCCGAAATCAGTCCATTTATCCTTTGTAACTTCCCCAGATATTTCGAAAGTGCGTATTTATCAACAGCTATATCGTCCACTTCACGAAGTTTATTCACTCCATGGTGGCTTAGTTCAAAAACCTCCGAATAATCGTCCTCCTGAAACACAGCGTCATCTTCCGGCATCCAGCGAAATTCCGATTTGTTTTTTTCAATGCTATTCTTAAAACAAGTGATCAATGCATCCGATTGTCCACGCTGAAAGTAGAACAACTTAATTTTGCTTGCCTGTAATTGGATTTTCGTGGCGCTTCCCAATGGTTTTGTAAACTCTGGCAAAATACAGTAAGTTCCACATTCGTCTTCTTCTTTTTTGAAAACAGCCCTCGCATTCCGGTTTTCTTTACCCGTCCAGCGTGAATTATTTACCGTATAATATTCAAAGGCCTCATAGAATTCCAGTTTACCATCCTGCGCTTTTTGAGCGATTCGGCTTCCCTTTTCCACCTTTTCCACAAGCAATATATCATCTACATACCGTCCATAGTAAAGTGGATTCCATCCGTCCAAAATTGCTGTATCAAATTTTTTCAGACACTCGTTTGCTAAAACCCCCGATGGCAGAAACCCAATTGGTAATATACGGCGAATCCGCTCTTCTCCTCTATGCTCTCTGTAGATTTGTGAATATCTTTTGATCACACAGTACACAAAGTCATTTATCCTACTCAGATATTCTTCATTGTAGTCAGATTTTCCTTTTACCCTAGTAAGAATCTCCTTCATGAATTTCTCTGATACATCCACGGAGTAGTAGTAGCGCTTAAAGTCTAGCGTAAAAATCAGAACATCATCTTGTTGCATACACTTCTGTGCCAAAGTTAATGCCTGATCTCGCCAACTCTCATAATTCTGAAAATACGGCTCAAACAGCGCTGGGGAAAAGGTCGGTTCTTTAGAAAATTCATTATATAGCGTCTTTCGTATACGATTTCCATAGCAATTGGTATAGGATTTATCTAACTGCCATCCTATCATCATAATCCATAGAACGCCAAGAATCATTCCCTCAATCTTCATGTCAATGAAATATTGTATCTCATCAACTTTGACTTGTTTTGCTGGCACTCCACTAATCAAAACGCCTTTTGTTCTGTCCGAACAATTCTTTTCTTCCTTTGTATCCATAATCTTTTTCGGAAGCAGACGACAGGAAATGCTTTCCAAAATATCTTCTTTTTTCTTTTCCCACTTCGTGCTATCTGACGCTACAAACGCTTGGTGCAAATCCTTCAAGCGTTCCTCTATCGTTATATTGAGAGTGTTTTCCGCTTCCGCAATCCGATCTCTCAAATGGAGGTTTGTCTTGTCATAATACGCAGTTGATTTCAATTTTTTATATGCTTTTTGAAACAAATCATACTTTGGAACGCTATCTTCCATAGATACCTCCTCATTTTTACATCAAAACATTAATTTGTATTTCATGTCGACCATGTTAGCAAGGAATCCATCTTAAAAATATTACAGTATAATCTTTTAGACGAGTATCCCATAAACACCAAATTGTGCCATATAAACTTTCCCCTTTATTCAACACCCAATGCTTTGAACACTGCATCCTCTGCACTACTATAAAAGATCAAATTAAAACTTCCCACTAATTCGGGAGGTACAGTTCCAAGATCTGCAGCGCTTGTAATCGGCAGCAGAACCTTCTTTGCACCGCTATCGAGGCAGACCTGCAGGCTGTTTGCAAGCTCATCTACCTTCAAGATTGTTCCACTGATGCTGATCTCGCCCAGAACTGCAAGGGTACTGACCGTGGGACGACCAAGAGCAATGCTGCACAATGCAATCAAGGTGGGCAGTGCCAGCTTTCCTGTCATACCAATGCCCTGAAGATCCTGATAGTTGATGATGTAGTCCTTAGATGCCGTGCTGATGCCGCCGCTGATGCGGTTTCCATTTGCTTTCAGGAAGTTGAAGGCTGTGTTGGTGGATTCTCTGCAGTCACGGTCGCTGCCAAGACCGGTGCGTTCAAACTTTCCACTACCCGGCAACATCTGGCTTTCCAACCGGAATACACCGATCATACCGCTTTTTCCACGAGAAACGGTATAGACCTGTCCCGGATTGCACATTCCATCCGGGATCAGCTTGCCGCCGCCCTGTTCGGGAACCGACACAAACTTTTCTTCAAAGGTATCCAGATCAATGTAGCTGAAATTCACATCGTAGAACTCCATACCACCCAGCTTTTTCAGTTGCTCTTTCACTCGACGGCGCATTTCCAGCGCAAAGACAAGGATCTCCTCCAGTTGCTCTTTGGTAAACTCACCGTCCGGGTACAGCAGCTTTACATAGCCGCCTACAATCTTACGCACTGCAATCGTATCACGCTGATTCAGATTTTTACCAAGGCGGAAATACTTATCTAGTGCATCGCCGTACTGCTCCTTACGCAGTTCCCGGATAAACTCAGCAAGATAATCCGTGATGAAGCCGTAGTCGTTGGTGAAATGCTCCGGGCGGAATTTTGGAATCTCCCAGCCGGGAATGTAACAATGCAAGCGATCCAAAAATGCAGTGTCTGTTCCCATTTCAGGCGGGAACGGGTCAAACAGGCTGGAGGTTTTTAGCAGCACATCCACACTCTGGTTAATATTTCCCACAAAGACCATCGAGGCCGAGGCTGCCTTTTCCTCTTTGCCACGGGCGAAGGAGCCGGAAGCCATATAGTCCTTCATGATCTGGATGCCGTCTTTGTCCTTGAACTTGATACCAGCAACCTCATCAAAAGCCACACAGTCCCACAGACCCACCAGACCAACAGTCTTTCGTCCCATGTTGTAGAACAGGTTTGCCACAGTCGTCTGTCCACCGGACACCAGAATGCTGTTAGGGCTGATTTCCTTGTAGATGTGGGATTTACCGGTGCTGCGAGGACCAAGCTCACAGAGGTTGAAGTTGTTTTCCACCAGCGGCAGCATACGAGCCAAAAGGAGCCATTTCTCCCGCTGGTTCAACTGCTCCGGCTCATAACCGCAAGAGCGCAGCATAACATCCATCCACTCGTCCTGCGTGAAGGCTTTACGCCCGGTGCGTACTTCCTCAATATCGATATGAGGCATCTGGATGGGGGTCAGCTTGCGGATGCTGATTGGAGTAAGGTCCTTCTGCTTTTTCTGGCTGGACTGCAACGGTTCACCGCCCAGATCAACAAGGCCAAAATTATTGTCACCTCTACTTCATAATCCAGCTGCACAATACACCAGATGCCTCCGCAGAGCAGCCGATCATATTTCTCCGGATACTCATCCGCAATTGGCACCTTATCCAATCCCAAATTAGAAAAGCTAGCGAAAAAGCAGTTCTTCTTAATATCGAGATTGACCGTGATCATATCAATAACGGTATGGCTTCCCTTTTTTCGCAGCTGTGACAGAATTTTCTGTGCCTCATCCGGACGGACAAAATTGTCCGCTAAGATCCGTTTTACATTTTGTACGCCTTTTTCAATAATGGCTTCGTCATCCGAACTGCAGTACTGCCCCAGCAAAAACTCCAGCACATAGACCGGTACGTTGGCACCTTCCTTGATCTTTTTGGTCAGATCCTTGCGGACGATCTTTCCATCAAAATTCTGCCGTAATTTTTCCTTGATTGCGTCTCGACGGCAGCTATTTTCCGCATTCGGCTCCATTTATAGTCCTCCTGCTCCCATCAGTTAAAAAAATCGAATTCATCAATCGCAAATGCAATATCGATCTGGAACTGTTCCCGCTGCTGCATCTGCTGACCCTGCTCATCCGCAATCACCAGATAATAGGTTGCTGTATTGCTGAACTTCATCGATTTGAGGTTGAAGTTGCAATGGAACGTACGATCTGCGCCGTTCTCACTGGTTTTGTCCGCAATGATCTTCTGGGTATCGCTGACAGGCTTTCCGTATTCATCCGTAAACCACACCAGATAAGTAGCAGCCTCACGGTTTGCACTTACCGCATCTTTCTGGTAGAAATCCAGTGAAAAGATCATATTGCTGATCTTCCGACTGGAAGAAAGCAAACTCACTGTTACGGGGAGCGTATCATACTTCTGCTTATTGCGCCGATATTCCATAGAGCCGTTGCGCAGATAATGATATTCGATCACCGGAACCGTCATTTCCTGCAGGCTGATACCGCCATGCACAAAATTCAGCCCGCCACCATTCATCTTGATGCGAATACCTTCCCGTGGAGCAAATCCAGTGTATTCCGTTTTTCCGTCCAGGAATTTTACAGGAAGCAAATACTGCGGATCCGCCTCCTTCTGCATGATTGCATAGCGTCTGCCATATTCCACTTCCATATCATGGAAGCTGGTTTTATCCACTTTGTCATCCTCGGTCAGCGGACTGTAAGTGTACAGGAAGCCATGATCTGCCGTAATCAGAATGTTCGCCCCGCCGAAGTCATTGACGATAATGCGCACCATATTCTTCAGTTCACTGATAGCCCTATCGCATGCCGGGAACACAGAGGTGTCCGATGTATGGCTTGCTTCGTCAATGGTATCATGGTAGATATAGACTACATCCATCCCCTTGACCAGTGCCGCACGCTCTGCACGTTTCATCCCGATGATGTTCTTATACTGCAACGCCACGCTGGCCGGATTTACACCTTTCAGGACCTTATCCCGGTTCGTGCTTGCGGTAGACTGCCCATCGGCCAGAACATTCAATACCTCATTTTTCAGTTCAGCTGTCAACGTTTTGTGTGGGAGCAATGCCGCCATGCCAAATTTCGTGATAGACGGGAAGATGCCCTGCATACTGCCGAGTTTCACATTGCTCTGCGTTTCTCTGCGCAGTTCATCTGCCAGTGATGCCGCCACCTCGTAACGCATAGCATCCGAGATGATCACGAACACGCGGCTGTCTGCCGGACGGATGTGCTCATTGTAGAAATCCGACTGCTGCGGAATTTCCAATACGCGGCCATGCTCTGCCATCTCATCAGCACATACATCCGACCAGTTTTTGCCGAGGCCTCCCAGAAACCAGTAGGAGTACAGCCCTTCTACCTTATCCACAACATGCTTGAACAGGTCGTCCAGTTTGATATTGGAGGTTTCCAGACTTCTCTGGAAGCTCAGATGGAACAGTCGATAATAGGTGTCCATCCTGTAATAGTCCTCCGCATATTCTTTCCAGACCTGCTTTGCGTCCGGGGTATGGAACCCTGCGGAGTGCTCTTTGAAGAACTCCTGCATGTTGGCCACTTGCAACAGACCCTCGTAGAAATTGCGGAAGTACTCGTACCAGACACAGGTGCGACGTTTTTCCACCGTCTTTGTGATCACATCCACATCAATGATATGGTCACTGATCTCCGTCATCAGCTTGCTCAGGATGATCTCGTTAATGCACGGGAAACACTCCGTTGTCGCCAGATCATCAACCGTTAGTTTTTCCAGCCTCTGCGGCAGATGTGCTTCATCTTCCACATAGCGGGCCACATCATAAAGCTGCTGCAGATCATCACTGTGCAGCCACTCCGACACCAGCTCGTAGCAGTACGCCTGATGCGGAATGGAAAGGAACCTCTCAAGCCCTGCCAGAAATTCCGGGCGCAGTGTGCGCGTAGAAGCTGTCAACAGAAGATGAATTGCCAGCTGCCCAAGATCCGGCTCTTCCTCTGCATAGCCACAGCCCTGCCGAACCATTGCCCAGAAAGCTTCTTCTGCACTATAATCCACAAAACTCTGATAGATTGGATTCTGCGCTTTATCCAACCCACCACGAAGCACGTTCAGCAAGATTTCATTGGGCTGTGCTTTTTTCATACCGCAGAGCGCCGCCATCACGGCCATGTGCAGCTGTGCCGGAGTGGCAGGTATCTTATCCTGTGCCATGATTTTGGCACGACGAGCCTGTGCACCAAAAAACTTCCGGTAGTGCTTCACCAGCTTGCGCATAGAGGGATTGTCCAAGATATCCAGTTCCTGCATCCAGTTGGAAACAGCATCCGTCCGGTAGCTTTCGCTGTATAGTTCAATATCTAGCAGCCAGTCATCCTCCTGCCGCTCGTAGGAAATGGGGCAGTAGACAACATAGTTGCTCGTCAGGTCATCCACCGACAGCATTTTTTTGACCGCAAAGGTATTGCTGTCGGTCAGTGCGACCAGCTTAGCATTTTCAAGCCGGATCTCATCCAGCTTGTCCGCATACTCCTTTTCTTCATCGTGCCAGAAGATGATCCGGCGCTCATAAAATTCCGGCAGCGGTGCCGCAAACCGGCGGTTGAGGTCTAATACGATTTTATCTGTTTCCACGTTACATCCCATTCACAATAAATTGTCAAATTTATCAAACTATTTTTCTGTCGCCCATTTAATTTTGCAGTTGCATCGTATTTAGCACATCTGATGCTCTGAAAACTTCCGTAATGTCATGCAAATCTCCCACATCAAGCTCAATGTGATCAATTGAATCATCCCCAGGTGTAAAGACAAACCTTGCTTCTTGTTGATACGCATACCGATTTCTTTTCCAAAATGCAATATTCCACATTCCTTCTAGTAATGATACTAGCATTCTGGCATTATTGCGCTCTGGAGCATAATATTTTACACTATCATAATGTACATCAAATCCCTGATTGGCAGCAGCTTGTGTAACGCGATTTACAAATTCATCTGGATCAAGTATGAGTAAGGCCGTATCTCCGAAGGCCAACATTCTTGCTTTTTGCTCGGCGGTAAATCTCATCCCATTCATCTGAGGATTGCTCTTAAATATGCAAAACACAAAATCATTCGATTCACTTGTTTCGAGCACTGTATCTGTGAGTTCCGTACGTTCTCCAGTCACTGGATTCTCTATCGTTGCAATTACAACTGGCAACATTCCCTCGTTTTGGTCACCAATATCTGCATCTCCAGATGTTTTTTCAAGATTTCTATAATACCCAAGGTTTTTGGCATAGAGTTTTCCACTTCTTAAAGATTCAATACGATCTGCACTTTGAAATTTTATTAGTGGTGATCCTCTACTTGTCAAAACATTTCTATGAGGCATGTTTTCAAATTCCTCCCTTAAATCTTTTTCAATACGCTACTAAAAATCTCATAGTTATGCTTCACACCATCGTCCAGATCAATCTTAATCATCTGATCGGCCAGCGCATGAACTTTTTCCTCATACTGATGCAGCTCGGCGTCCTGCGCCTGCACTTTGTTCAGTTGCTTAGTCAGCTTGACACGCTCGCTGGTGCTGGTGGCAGCGGCCACCTGTTTTTCCAAACCTTCGATGGCAGTACGGTAGCGCGCCTGCTGCTCGTGGACATAATCGGTGCGGATGCGGGCAATGGTGTCCGGCTGATAACGGTGCATATAGATCAGGCACTTAAAGCCGTTCTTCTTGCCGCTGTCAAACAGCCAGTAGATGGGGCGCTTCTGATAAATTTTGCAGTGGTCGGTATAGAAATCGTTCAGGAAGTAGTTGCGGATGACCTCTTTCGGCTGCCCCTTGCCGCCCAGTGCGTTTGCAATAAAGCGCAGATTATCTTCCAGCGAGCTGTCACCGTATACCACCCGCACAAACTCCACAAAACGACCCACCATGTCATCTTCAAAGTATTCGTCGTCACAGATGGGAATAATGCCGTCTGCATCCGGCTTGTAGATATTGTATTTGCCATCATCCCATGTACCGCCTGCATACGCAAGACCATCATAGGTGGGAGAGTAGCGGCCAAACATACAGCCCACAGCGTAGGAGATAAAGGAGCGCACATCCCGGCCAAGGTCTGCTTTGCGCACGGTCACATCCTTGTCCTCCACCTCCGGAGTCAATTCATCCTGCAAGCCGTAAATGTCAATAAAAATGCGGTTCAGTTCTTCCTCGTTGGCTTTCAGCTGGGCAAAGCGTTCTTCGCATTCGCCAGCCCAGATGTCATAGCACTCAGCAAGGTAAATGTTTCCAATATCCATCATGTTGGGGTACTTGGTAATTGCCTTGATAAAGGGGTGGCGGGTAAAGTCCCAAGAGGTTTCAAAGGAGTCCCAATCTTCCTTTTCTTTTTCTATACAGATAGATACAATTTCATCAATCTTTTCTTTTTTAGCTACCACAAGTGGAACATTTCTTAGATTTCCGACCTGAAAATTCATGGTGGGGTTTTGGATGCCCATAAAGAATTGTCCTAATTTTGAACATAGTAGTCCGCAAACATACATGAGGATATCATGTTGTGGCAAAAACATCGTAGACCCAGCCACATCAAAAACAAAACCCGTCGGAGTATAGCGTACTCCAAAATTACTTGAACTTACAAACGACCACGATATGCCCTCTTGGAAATATCTTTCTCTTCCATCGTGGCGGTGTCCAGACATTGAAGCCATCTTTTTCTGGCCTTCAATGTCATACCACAATACGCACTCTGCATTGCCATACCATTTGCGAAATTCTCCGCCTTTGTTGTAGGGGAAGTATTTTCCTTTGGATTTCTGAATTTGGGAACGATTCGTCAGCGAAAAGTCAATTTTCCCATAATTCACTTCATGCCATAACCGAACAAAAATTTCATTTTTTCCGGTTGACAACCCATGACGAACATCTGCAACTGTAGACAAGATAGGATAGCGTGTGTAGATTTCATATACTATATTGCCAACCCAATATGCTACCGGGTTTCCCGGAATCTTTGCAAAATCATCCTGATTTGCATTATAGCGGTTTTGTCCTGCGAGGAACATTTCTTCTTTTCCCTGCTGAGTGGTCGGCTCAATCAGACGGCAGTAGGTGCCATTATAGCCATCCATATGATTTGTATAGCGCACAAAAGCGGTCGTCTGCACCACCTCACCGCCGATTTCTTCAAAGGCCCGTGCGCCAAGGTGGGCCATGCTGACGGTTTCAGTGTGCATCATCTTCTCCCGCAGCTTTTCAAAGCTGGACAGGAACATCCATGCGTGCTGGGTGATCATAGCCTGATACGCATTTGTTTTTGCCATGCGGGCGCAAACCTCAATAAATACTGCAAACATATCACTCTTGCTGTCCGGGTAATTCTTTTTGACATACTCTGTCAGCTTTGCCCCCATGCCGGAGCTGCCCATATATGGTGGATTTGTGACGACCACATCGTATTTCTGTGCCAACGTCTGTGCCACCCGCACCAATGGGAGTAATTTTTTGCGAATACTCTCTCGATGGAACGAGGACTCGTCTGCCACCTCGTCAAACCGGGCATAGAGGGCATCCCAGTCCTGCGGGGGGATGGTGAGGATGGAGCCATACTCCTTGGCATCATACAGCTGGGTGAGGATAGTTTGCATAGCATCTTTCAATTCCAGCTTGCCGTTGCAGAAATACTCTACATCCGGCTTTTCGATGCGGTTGCTTTCCTCAATGGCATACACATGAGGCTGCGGAACGTCCGGTTCTCCATCTTCATCTTTGCGTTTCAGAAAGCGCTTATCATAGCGGACAGCCTTCATCATCACCGCAAAATAGGCCAGCTGCGCAGCGCGGTCATCAATGTCCAGACCATAGAGGTTGTTCTGCAAAATGCTGGTCACGGCATCGCGGGACGTGTAGCCGTAGTTCTCGTAGATCTGCATCAGTACATCGAACAGATACGCCAGAATATGGCCGCTGCCGCAGCAAGGGTCGATGACCTTGATCTGTTCCGGGGTCAGGTCGGCATACTGTTTGCTGATCTCGGACAGTTGGGCCTGTACCTGCGGCTCCTGCTGGGCTTCCTCCAGATAATAGTGCCACTTGGTGTCCTCCGGGTCACGGTTCCCGGCAGTATAAGCTGCTTGCTCCTCCGGTGTGGGCAGCAGCTGTGCTTTTGCGTCCGGGTGACCCTCCACCCACAGGCGTCCAAGGCTGTTTTCCACCATGTACCGCACGATCCAGTCTGGGGTAAACAGCTGGGTCGCCGCCGGGATATTCTCCTTGGTGATCTTGACATTTTTCTTGAGGACGGCAAACACGTCGTCCTTTTTCTCGCTGTTGTAGTACTGATACAGCCATCCAATGATCTGGACGGCATCCTGCCAGTTGTCCTCCGGGATCTGGGAGATCATCTGCTCAATGACGCTGCCCTCCCGGAGCAGGTTGTCCGGCAGAAGCAACTCAGTGTAGTCCGCAATGGTCTGGAACATTCCGGGCAGAATGCTGTTCAGCGCGTTGCATTGCACGATGAGCAGGTATTTGTACAGTTCTTCGGTCTGCTCGGTCTCTTTCAGGGCGTAGACTTTGTCCTTATCCAGCTTATCCAATTCCAGATGCAGGGCTTCGGCCAGAATCTGGGGCTTGAACGCATTGTTTTCATCCGTAAACACGCGCACATGGCTGGGCAAATAGCCGTTGACCTCCATGAACCGCAGTGCCGAGAAGCGGTTGAACCATGTATACGCCACCTCTTCCATGACCTGCTGGTAGCCCTTTTCATTGATCTGTGCGATCAGTGCCCTGCGCTGCTGCATCTCTTCTGCAGACAACACTTTGCCGTTGACGCTATCAGCACCGGCGTCCACCATTTCCGTTTCCGTAATGCCGTACTGCTGGGCTTTCTGCGCCACGCGGGAGATCAGTTCTTTCCGCGCCCAGACCGCATATTTCTTGATGGCGTTTTTATCCATGATGGTTCTCCTTAATTCAACGAGCCAATTTCTTCAAGTTTAACAACATCCAAAATTGCTGGTGCGAATTCCCAGCATCCAGGATATCGCATCTGCGCATTTTTATCACTAACACATTTAGATAACACTTTCTTTAATTCTTCTATGCTTTGAACATCAAAAAGATCAAACATCTTTTTACAGTACTTTCTTGACTTGATTTTTGTCCATTCTACCGGATTCTTTTTTGCATAAACGTACAAATTAGGGAACCAGTATGGAGCACTCCACACCTTTTCCGATTGTATTAACTGAAAAGCATTTCGAATCTGGTACAAAAACAAATCAGCTTCTGCAAGTGCCTCAGAGGAATATATCGGCAGCTTTTCTCGTTGTGAGCAAATAGTGTCTCCCAATAAAGTATATTTTCGTGCATATTGTGTTTGAGGTTTATAGTTTTCTTCTATCAAACTACTGTAATGCCGAAACACACAGTAGTTCTTCTCTGTGACGTTCCGATCCAAACAGCTGTTTCTTAAAAAATACGTATATGTTATCATAGCATTGATTTCTTCATATTCCCCAACATGACGTAAATAAGCAATGATTGCAATGAATAATTCCCATATAAAGATATGATATACCTCATAATCCCAATCAGACGCTTGACAGGAACCAGATTCGAACCCATAAGCACTGGTCAATTCATTGTACATTTTTTCGAGAGCAGGGCAGACTACTTCTGAAATTGAAATTTCAGCCTCATCAAGTGCTGGTAAAAAGTCTAAAAAGATGTCTCTGATACTTTTTGTCTCCAAAAATTGGTTATAGACTTCTTCTCCAGCATTTTTTATTGACTTGTAATAAGATTTTAACGCTTCAATATACGCATCGATGAACCTATTTGCACAACTATGCTTCTTTTTATCGCTTGTTGCACCTTTTATTTGACGAATCAAATCAGTCAGAGGAAACAAATCACTCTTTTCTTCATCAAACCATTCAGGCTGTTTTCCTAGTTTTGGCTTTCTATATAATGGTTTATTGTAAATATTCCGAACCAGTTTCTCATACTCTTCTTCAAATATGTCCGAATTTGAAAAGTCTATGTAGATTCTTGCTTTTATATATGCAGGAACATACTCCTTTCCTTCTTCATCTCGCTCCGTTATAATCGGAATGAACTTTTCTTGAGTTACTTTTCCATACACTTCGCTTGAAATAATAACCGTTTCATCGCCAACACCACCCGTCCGATTGTTGGCTTTTTCCGTATACGTTTTATCACAGAAAATCAAAACCTTCGTTATATCAGAATTATTGACGCACTGCTCCATGAAGACGTATTTATCTTGTCCTTCTTTTAAATCCCATTTGTCAAGAACAACCTCGACGCCATGCGACATTAGTCTGTTAGCAACTTGGAGAACCAAATCGCTCTTAGTCCATGAATACGATATAAAAACTTTTGGGATAACATTCTCCACCATCTTTTTCTCCCGCTGTAATTCAGCTTGATTTCACTTTAGAGTTATTAATTGCATAGAGGATAGCGTTTTTATGATACTACGACATTAAGCCTTTTGTACCAAGGGAAAGGTAAGACTTTACGTGCCAAAACTCGCATTTTATTAATCCTTGCTATTTTGATGGCATCGCTGCGTGTAGATTTGAACGAATGTAAAAAAGCGGCAATGAAAGCGTAGATTTGATTTGCTTTCCATCAATACCATGCGCTTCAACATCGCAGGTTTTAAAATGCGCCTGATTGCAGTGCCATTGCAGCGCATCAGCTTCCTGTTCAGTCAGCGTGTAGATTACGCTCTGATATGGTGCAATTACTTGTTGAGAGTCTTCGATAAAACAGTCAACAAGTATTTTATCTCTGTATGTGAGAGTGAAATCATTGAGGATTACAGGCTTTTCGCCAATATTAAACACCTCAATTCCAGACTCTGACAAGCTAGTTTTTGTGCGATACTCTTTGTCCGTCAATTCATTTGTAGGGGTTGACACCATTCGGAAGCACAGCTTTGGCTTTTTATGAAGCGAATCCGTGATTTCGTTAAGTGCCCAACCCACAACAACACCTATAATTGCAGCGAAAATTTCAATCATATTCGACATATCCATTTAGTTCAACTTGATCTCGTCGCAGTCGTCCAGTAGATTCTGAAGCTGGCAGCGAATCTTCTCCACATAAGCATCGATATCCGCATCATCTCGCAGGGTCTTGGCAGGGAAAAGAATCTGGCGGCTGTAAGATTTCACCTTTTTCTGCCTTGGTGTCGGAGTAACAACATCCTTCTTTTCTGCGGCCGGCTTTGGTGCTGGTGGCATCAGTGCAATCTCAATGCTGCTAACAGCATCATCCTTGTACTTGCTCAGCGGGATAATCATACCATCCAGCAGCGCAAGGCTCTTGCAGCTTGCAATTTTTTCCTTATAGCCATCAAAGAAAGCATCCGACTTGCGGACGATGTCCAATGCTTTGGGATCTCCGTTTGCAGCGATATGGGTCGCTTCCATGCACTGACGCACTGTTTCCAGAATCTCAGAGCGTTTGTCATCCAGCATCTGGTCATGGGCTGTACGCACCGTTTGCATCAACCCATTCAGCTCCGGAATGCGCTTGTAGTTGAACTTCTTCCCAAAAGATGGCACTGTGATGATAAGCCGAATCTTGTTCAGGGCATCGTATGCCGCCGCATCCTGCGCAATGCGGTCCAGATCCGCCTGCATCTCGTGTTCCAGCCGTGCAGCATCATCAAAGGTACCGACCTGACTCTTGAAGAAGGTCTCTACATTGCCCACGGCATCCTTCTGATTAAAGAGGCCGTCCTCTTTCTTGAGCAGATAGTCGATCAGCGCGATGTTGTCCTTCTTCTGGTTCAACACTTCCTGCGTTGCAGTAATAGCGTTGTGCACTATTGTCTGATCCGGGTACTTGTGGGTATCATCGTACTTCTCGTTCAGTTTGTTATAATGCTGCAGCTGGTTTCCGAACTCATCGGCAATAAATTTAACCAAACCGTCTTCGTCCGCAGGAACATCCATGACATCGAAGTAATCCCGCAGAAGGTCCCGCACAGCCTTCATTTTGGTTGCCGATACCACCACGCGCTTGCTAATGGATGTTTTACCCACCTCACTCTTTTTGCGAAGCATGTCAGGTAATTTGGCGTTGTCCGGCTGGATGGTAGTGCCTGCATATTTGATGGTTACCTTCTGATTCACGATCAAACGCGCCACCACATAAGCAATGTCGATTTCCTTCCAGCCATAGGGTATACTGCTGAACTTGCTCTGTACATCCGCCATGGAGGTCGGCAGGTGATGCATTACCTGCATCTCAAGATATTCTTCCACCGCCGCCTCTGCATCGCGGTTCGGATCTGCCTCCGGCAGAATATAGTCCGCACCGGACAGCACTGCCAGAATGTCAGCATCGGTATCTGCGTTTTTCCCAATCAGGTCCAACTTGCTGTAAACATGCGAGACCAGATACTCCATCGTCTGGTCAATTTTGGCCTTAGCATTGCCGCTCTTAATGTCCAGATGTTCACCATCGGCGTAAAATTTTGCGTTTTCAATAGCCTCTACCAGAGCTTTGCTGGCTTCAGCTTCATACTTGGTTGCTTCTTCCTGTTGGCCGCGGATAATATCCTGAGCACTCTTGGGCATCTGGCTGACATTCCGCTGTTTGACATATTTGCGGATCTTCATGGATGCTTCCAGCGATTCATAATACGGCGTATCGCCCAAAACTACAATCGCCTCGCTGCCTTTGGAGCTGTTCATCAGGCGAAATTCCGTTTTTTCCGTTGCATCAGAAGCTGCCGTCAAAAAGCGCAGGCGCATGCCGCCTGTGGCGATGCCGTACATAGTGTTATCCACCATCTGATCAAACGGGAAGTCACACTTGCCGTAACGGAACTTTTTTACATCATAAATTATGCCAAAAATAATCTTTGCTATATCCCCAACAATAGCGCCCGTATCCACCTGTGTAAGGTTGATTTCTTTCTGGATGTCCTGCTCTTCATCCGTCAGGAAGTTGTAGGTATCACCAGTACGTCCGATGTAATTCTGCCCAATCAGTCGATCCAAACTGCCGCGCAACTTTTCGCGCATCGCGACCTTTTCCAGACGGATGTCGTCTGCCATCAAAATCACAAGGTTGTCCAGATTGGCCGGTATGTCCTCGTTGACATATCGAATGAGATAGAGAAGCTTCAGAACATCCACATCCATCGGCTCCAGACCATCGTGATTTTCTACGGCTTTGCTGCAGCGATCAATCACATTGCGAATGGAACCATCCAGGAAAGAATGTACAGTATCATAGAAGCGGAACAGCGGCACCAACGCAAACTCGTTCTGCTTTTCCACTTTTTGTGCTGCTTCCTGAAATCCGCTCAGCATGGAACGCTCGCCGCCGGAGAAGTGTTTACCTGCATTGCCGTGTTTGCGGATCTCCACAAAAATTTTCTGCATGATGAGAAACTGGTATGGAACGAACGGAAAGTCCTCTGCAAATTGTGCCGGACCAGAGAAGCCCTTGATGTCCGGCATTGCATTTGTAAAGCTGAACAAGTTGCGCATCCCGGAGCTTTCTTTCTCATAGACCGCATCCAGCGTTCTTTCTGCTTCCGGAGTCTTTTTCAGAATACGCTTCTGAATTACTTCGTCTACGGAAGAAGAAGAAAGGCTCAGACGAGTTTTGAAACGAGCCTGAATTCGAGAAAATTCATCTGCTCGTACTTTGATAATCTCATCAATAGCTTCCTGTCCGGTGCAGACCACCCAGACTTTTCCTCTGCATTCGCTGCCGATTTTTTCCACCAAAGACTGCAGATTCAGCAGCATATCCGTGTCCGTGCCAACATACTGCCCCGCCTCGTCCACCATGAACAGAAGGCGGAAGTTTGCAGGTTTTGTGCTGACGTATGCATTGATGTCTTCTACAAGCTGTGAAACAGAGAGTTCCGTTGCACTCTTATCGTTAAACCAGTTGTTTGCATCCTCTTCACTGATATCCAATGCTTCCGCCAGTGCAGGCTTAATAAATTTTCCATTAAATGCAAATGCTTTCCGCACTTCAGTCCAAGGTTTGCCCTTCTTTTCTTCAATCAGACGGCAAAATTCATCCATTTTGCCCTGCTGCGTAATGTACTGCTCCAGCATAGCAACTTTGAGATTGCTGCCAAAGAATCCCAGATGATTATAGAACACCTTAGCAAAAACACGTAAAACGGCTGTTTTATCCTTATTGATAGAGCCTTCATAATCGATATTAAACAGAATCGTCTCGGTTTCACCTTTGGTTGCACGATCCACCTGCATAAAGGTACCAGGGTCATCCTCAAATTTCTTGCGGAAGCGCTCCACCGTACGAACGCCATTAACCTCTTTGTTTTCCAACAAGTATGACAACATTTTCAAGAAGTGAGATTTACCGCTGCCAAAAAAACCGGAGATCCAGACTCCTGTATCTGCCGTTGGTTCGTCAAATGCTTCTGCATAGGTATTGAAAAAGTCTGCAAAATGCCGCTTCAACTCTCGTGTAATAACGTACTCGTTCAGTTCCTGTTCCAGGACCTTGTTCTCGTCCTCGTCAACCTTGACAACACCGTTAATTTTACGGTTGATGTCTTCTACAAACATATTCTGTATAACCAAAGCTCTATTTCCCCCTTCACACAACGTTAAATGCACGATAGTAATTGTTCGGCTTCAGACAGTTGAACAGCCGCAGCTGCTGGTCGTTAAATGTTCCCGGGTAAAACACAAGCACCGGCCTCTCTGCAAACAATGATGCCTCCAGTAACGTATGAATTCGCATAAATGGAAACGCTTCTCCAACGCCAGTCAAAACCAGTACTTCTCCCGGCTGGAACGGCTCGCTCTGAATTTTCTGTACAATTTCATCGACTCCAATTGTCGATTGAAGCTGTTCCAACAGATAATCATGGCCGTCCTCTTCTTCCATATCGGGGATTGCATCTAAAATATCCATGCCTTCACAAATCCCTAGGAAGATTTGATATAAATTACAGATCCGCAACTGACAGCCCAGTGTCATATCTGTAGATAGCTGTTCAATGAAATGTCGAACCGCCATTTCATCTCTCGGTTCATAGCAGAAGATACGAATATTTACTTCATTGCTAAGACCTTTTCCTTCTAGGAAATCTTGACTCTGAATCATCTGCCGAACGTTATCAAGGCGTTTTTGTATGTCACCCATTAAATTTTCCTCACTCAAAACGGTTAAATGCGGGCAATACCGCCTGATCCCCATTTGTACGAATCACATTTTCCAATTCCGGATAAAGCCAAACCGGGTTCAAATGGCCTGCTTTTATACTATCCAGATAATCATTTTCTCTTAAAATTCGATTTAGAACCGATTTCAGCTTTTTGACTGTAGATTCGCTCCAATCTGCGATAGCATCATTTTGCTCTTGTAATCTTATGAAGAAACTTGTCATGTCAAGTTTTCCATAGCTGAAATCTTGGTTTCGATATTTTTCTCCAATAACTGTTACCATAAAATCCCAGACAAGTCTATTATCCTTCATAATCGCGTAAAGACAAATTTGTTTTGCCTCTTCCACGGAATGCTCTGCAATATTCCGAAGCAGTTGTTCACTATTCAAAAGATTTAGCCGCCGATAACACGCCCGAACCATACCAGCTGTCATGCGTTCAGTTGGATACTGGAAGAGATTATTGGCGGCAATTATTTGTATCATTGATGCAAGATCCTCTCCTTGCACCATTTGCTTCGCTACAATTCGCATTTCGTGGAATAAAAACTGTTCTCTTGTCAGAGAAGCTTTATATCCACTTTCTTGTGCTCTGTTTGTATTCTGCATTGCTTATGCAACTCCCATTTATAACTTTTGATACGCCCAATAGCGACCATCTCTCACTCTCTCTAGTTTACCTTCTTTTACAAAAGAAACTAGAATTCGATTTGCCGTTGCTGAAGAGACTTCCAGCAACTGTTGCACATCACTGTTATGAATAATCTTCTCTTTTTTCAAGTATTTTTCAAGAATATTCCATCGATTTTCTTTTCCACTTGTAGGCATCATGCTCTTTTCGAAGTTTTCTGGGATTACACTCAAAAGTGCTTCTTCAATCACACTTAGCATAAATTCAATAAATGCAGTTCCTTCACCTTGGGCATTGGATGTATTGATAGCCTCATAATACTCCTGCTGATGATCATGAACAATAGACTCCACCGGAAGCCATGCAAACAGCGGATTCCATCTGGAGAGCAGTAGCGTATGCCAAAGCCTTCCGATTCTTCCATTTCCATCTGCAAACGGATGGATTACTTCAAATTCATAGTGAAACACGCAACTTTTGATCAGCATCGGAAGCGGGCTGTCCTCTGTCCATTTGAGCAGTTCTTCCACCAGAGGAGGCACATACTGCGGTAGTGTTCCAAAATGAAGTACATTTCCATGACTGTCAACCACACCTACTGGCTTTGAGCGAAACACACCATCTTCTTGAACCAGCCCTCGCATCATCACATGATGAGCCAACAGTAAGTCTTCCACTGAGTATGGATTCAATTCATTCAAATGGTCGTAAATTTCATACGCATTCTTCACCTCCGCAATGTCTTTTGGCGGTGCAAGGACACGTTTTCCTGATAGTACAGCCGTTACCTGCTCTAAGGATAGTGTATTTTGTTCAATTGCAAGAGAGGAATAAATTGTTTTAATCCGATTCTGCCTACGCAGAACAGGGTCAGATGAAAGATGTTGTGTTGAGCTCACTTTTCCAACAAGTTCACAAATCTCCATTACATCTGTGAGAATTTTTTCTGTAATTGTAAATGGCGGTTTTTTATTCTGCATCTGTTTTTCCTCCCCTCCATTCTAATTAATTATATCATTTCATCGCTCATTCATCAATCACACTTTGCACAAGTGATTGATGAATTTTTCAGCGATTATGCCACTTCTCCAAATCTCTTTTAGCTACCTTCATGCCGGTCTGGCATTTTTATCTCTAGCTTTCTCAAATTTCCATTTTTCACCCAGATATAATAATCATGATCCAAAGCCTCTGAGTCGAAAGACTCAGGGGCTTTTTTATGTCTGGAGGTGAGCATTTTGTTATTCCGCACCATCACTATCATTATTACCATCGTATTTTAAAGCGCAGCTGCGCAGAAAGGAGAAAGCATTATGAACTTTTGGTCCGAAATCGTCAAAGAGGTTGGCACCGTCCTGGTGGAAGTCCTCGTCCGCATCGCTGAAGAAATGGAAAACAACGACTGAGCAAAATACACTGAAAAGGAGATTTTACTATGCCTGCAAATGTTGAAACGATGTTCTCTGTCCGTGAGACCCCTTGGCACGGCCTTGGCCGTATCATTATGGATGCCCCTGCAAGCCGTGAAGCCTTGGAACTGGCCGGTCTGGATTGGCAGGTGGAAAGCCGTAATATCTATTCCGGCACGGGTGCTATGATCCCCGGTTATCGCGCAAATGTCCGCAGCACTGATGATGCTGTTCTGGGTGTGGTATCCGACCGCTACCGCATTGTGCAGAACGAAGAAGCATTTCAGTTCACCGATGACCTGCTGGGTGAAGGTGTCACTTATGAAACTGCCGGTTCCCTGCAGGGCGGCAGAAAGGTCTGGATGTTGGCAAGGCTTCCGAGGAAATATCTTATTGCTGGAGATCAAGTAGTACCATATCTTGTGATCTTCAACAGTCATGACGGCAGTTCTGGTGTGAAAGTGGCCATGACTCCAATCCGCGTGGTCTGCCAGAATACTCTGAACCTTGCGCTGAATACAGCAAAGCGCAGCTGGACTGCACGCCACACCGAAAATGTTCTGCTCCGCGTGCAGGATGCCCGTGAAACCCTGCAGCTGGCCAGCAACTATATGGTTGAACTTGGCAACCGTGGCGAAGAGCTGGCTCGCATCGATTTATCCGATCACAAGGTGCAGGAGTTCATCAATGAGTTTTTCCCGATTTCTGAGGACCTGTCCGATTGCCAGCGGAAGAATAACCTGCGCTTGCAGGAAGATCTGAAGGCTCGCTATTATAACGCACCGGATCTGGGATGGGTCGGCAAAAACGGTTGGCGCTTTATCAACGCAGTCTCCGATTTTGCTACCCACGCAGATCCTCTCCGCAAGACCAAAAACTACAACGAGAACCTGTTCCTGCGCACCGCAGAGGGCAACCCCATGATCGACAAGGCTTACAAGATGGTGCTGGCAGCAGCATAAAGGAGCAAGCCATGAATGATGTAAATAACCGCATTTTCAGGGAATTCACGGAATTTTTTGACAACGTCGAGAAGAGTGCTTCTGAAATCAGCGTTACCATGGCTTATGAGATCACGATGAAAAGTACCATCAGCACCGCCATTATTGTTTTGGAATCCGAGGGCAGACTGGAGGAGCGCTACTGGAACCATCTCAGGGTGCAAAATAATATTCTGGATTTTCTTTATGACCTGTGGGTTAGCTCTTGCCATTCATTGGCCAGCGACTTTTCCACGATCATGAAAGACTTGGTGGAATACGACTTCATCATTACCGAATCAATTATGAGAGAAAGGATGCAAAGTGCATGAAAAGATTGATTTCTACTTTGAACCTGTCCAAAGAAGATTGGCTCCGTTACCGTAAGTGCGGCATTACCGGCACCGATGCAGGTGCCATTCTGGGTGTAAATCCCTATCGTTCTGCTTTTCAGGTTTACTGCGATAAAATCAGCGATACCATTGAAAATATCGACAACGAGGCCATGCGGCAGGGCCGTGACTTGGAGGATTATGTGGCGCAGCGGTTTTCCGAAGAAACGGGCTTTAAGGTGCGCCGTGCAAACGCTATCTATCAGAGCGAGGAACATCCGCTGCTTCTGGCAGACTTTGACCGCCTGATCGTTGGGCAGAAGGCCGGGCTGGAGTGCAAAACGGTTTCACCGTTCTCTGCGGATAAGTGGGCAGATGGCAAAATCCCTGCACATTACATGGCTCAGGTCAATCACTATCTGGCTGTCAGCGGTTTTGACTGCTGGTACATTGCTGCTCTGATTTTTGGAAAAGAGCTGGTAATTCATAAAATCATCAGTGATAAGGTTGTTTTGAACAACCTCATTGCCAAGGAAGAACACTTCTGGAAATACAACGTAATGCCCGAAATTCCACCTGTACCTACCGGAAGCGAGGGGGATACACAGCAGATCAATCAGCTGTACTCTGCAGATGATCGAAACAAAACTGCCGATCTAAATCCCATCCGCGACTTGTTGGATAAGCGACAGGAGCTTTCCACCCAAATCGAGCAGATGGAACAGGAGAAAACGGCTATCGAGCAACAGGTCAAGCTGCAAATGCAGGATGCTGCCTATGGCACAGCACCGGGTTATAAGGTATCGTGGGTATCCTCCGAAAACAAGCGTGTGGATTCCCAGCGTTTGAAGAAAGAACAGCCCGATATTTTTAATCGGTACAGTAAAAATGTAAGCAGCCGCAGGTTTACCATTATCCATGCAGCATAATTTTTGTACGCCTATAGGCACACAAAATTTGCGCTTCAGCTATTTTTGTTTAATAGAAAAGCACAATACTGTTTACACAACAATAATTGTATGCTAAGATAAGAATATGAGGTGATGCACGATGGTTCTGCGCAAAAGTTATTTGGATAAGATCATTCCTTTTATCGATCAGGATCTGATCAAAGTTCTGGTTGGAATCCGGCGCTGTGGAAAAACAGTCCTTCTCGGTCAGATCAAGGACGTGCTCCTCCAGCGCAATATTCCCGCACAGAACATTATTCAGGCCAATTTTGAGTCCATGCGCTTCCGCAACACCCGTACTGCAGAAACGCTTTACGACTACATCGCAGAAAAAGCGGAAGGCTGCACCGGCAAAATTTATATTCTTCTGGATGAGATTCAGGAGGTGGAGCGCTGGCAGATTGCAATCAATTCTCTTCGTGTCGATTTCGATTGTGATATTTACCTGACCGGCTCCAATTCCAAGCTGCTTTCCGGCGAACTGGCAACCTATCTTTCCGGACGATACATCCAGATTCAGGTTTTCCCCTTTTCGCTGGCCGAAGCAAAACAGCAATGCATTGAAAACGGAACCTATACTTCGGATGAAAAGCTCTTCGCAGACTATTTGAAGTACGGCGGTTTTCCGCAGCGTTTCTTCCTCCCTGACGATCATTCAATCACCACCTATCTGGACGATCTTTACGAGGCTATCATTGTCCGTGACATCATGCTGCGCCACAATATTCGCGAACAGACCGCATTACGTAATGTCCTTGCATTCCTGCTGGACAATATCGGCAATCCGTTTTCTGCCCGTAATATCAGTGGACGCATGGTTTCGGAAGGAATCAAGACAACCACTGCTACCGTACTGAACTACGTTGATTATTTCAAGGAAGCCTTTATCCTTCTGAATGCAAGCCGCTATGATATCAAAGGAAAAGTGCTCCTGTCCAGCACAGAAAAGTACTATGCAGTCGATCTTGGCCTGCGGAACGTTATCAAGAAAAGCGAAGAGCTTGACAGCAACAAGCTGTATGAGAACATCGTATATCTGGAAATGCGGAGCCGTGGCTATGAAGTTCAGGTCGGCAAGCTGGACGACACCGAAATTGATTTTATCTGCTACCGTGGAGATGAAAAGCTCTATATTCAGGTTGCTTACCTGATCACTCCCGCCGATGAAGAACGGGAGTTCGGTAATCTTGAGCGGCTGCACGACAACTATCCTAAGTATGTTATCAGTGGTGATTTGATGAATTTAAGCCGAAACGGAATCATTCATCGAAACATCATTGATTTTCTGCTCAATCCGTAATTTTCACATCACGGGGCACAACAGTTGACGCTGTTGTGCCCTTTTTTCTTTATCAGAATTGGAGGCATTCTTATGGAAAATCCATTCGTAAAATTATTTGCTATCGACTTCAAAGATCATCTGGAAGTCAAGAAGTCCGGCAATACCGAGTTAAAATATGTAAGCTGGGCGTATGCCTGGGCGGAGGTAAAAAAGCTATATCCTGCTGCCAGCTACGAGGTCAAGAAATTCAACGGCCTGCCCTATGTTTATGATCCCATAACCGGCTTCATGGTGTATACCTCGGTCACGATAGAGGGCGTTTCGCACGAAATGTGGCTTCCGGTTTTGGACAGTTCCAACAAAGCCATGAAAGCCGTGCCTTATACCTACACCACCCCGAAATGGGACTACAATCCGCAGACTCGCCGCCGTGAAAAAGTCGGCATGGAAGAACGTACCGTAGAAGCAGCATCCATGTTCGATGTGAATAAGGCTATCATGCGGTGCTTGGTGAAGAACCTTGCTATGTTTGGTCTGGGCCTGTACGTTTATGCCGGAGAGGATTTACCGGAAGATGCCGCACCGCAGCCGGAGGCAGAACCGCAAAAGCAGCCGAAACCGAGACCCGCTGCCCCGAAGCAGGAACAGCCGCCTGTGCCCTGCATCTGTGCCCGGTGCAACCAGCCCATCAAGAGGGTCAAGCTGAAGGATGGCTCTATCATGCAGGCGGCAGAGTTTGCAGCCACCCATGAGGGAATGTGCGCTGACTGCTATAAGGCAACCAGATTGAACGTAGCATAATAAAACTGCTCTATTTCGATGTCACTTGATTCTTGTATGATTCTATATTTCATGGTACACTTACAGTAGTGAGTTCTGAAAGCTCTCCTCTGTGAGCGGAAAGGAGCATTGCATGAAAGATTTGCAGTTTCCTGTTGGAATCTCGAATTTTGAAAAGATTCGAGAAGGCGGGTATTATTATATCGACAAGACCAATCTGATTTCTGAACTTCTTAGCGGTGGTATCGCTGAAGTAACATTGATCACTCGTCCTCGCCGTTTCGGAAAATCACTTGGTATGAGCACTCTCGCAAATTTTCTGGACATCCGCAAAGACAGCAAGCAACTGTTTGAGGGATTGGCGATCTCCAAAAATACAGAGCTTTGCAAAAAATGGATGAACCAGTGTCCTGTGGTATTTTTCTCTTTCAAGGATACGGACGGTCTGACCTTTGAAAGTGCCTATGGAATGCTGTGCATGAAGCTGGCATTTGCATTTCAGGATTATCAGTTTCTTTTGGATGACGATGCTATTTCTGACGATGACAAAAGCATCTTTAAGCGGATTCTGGGACGCACTGCATCCATAGATGAAACAAAAAGCTGCTTTTTGCTATTGACCCGGATGCTGGAAATCCATTTCAAAAAGTCGGCGGTCGTCATTCTGGATGAGTATGATGTTCCCATTGCAAAAGCCAGCAGCAACGGATATTATTCGCAGATGCTGGACGTGATGCGGGCTATGATGAGCACCACGCTCAAAGACAATACTTCGCTTGACTTTGCTGTTATTACCGGCTGCCTGAAAATTGCAAAAGAAAGCATCTTTACCGGGACGAACAATTTTGTTTCGGATACGATTCTTTCTCCCCGGTTGAGCGAATCCTTTGGGTTTACACAGGCAGATGTAGATCAAATGCTGAAAGATGCTGATCTTGAATCGCAGTCTGCTGAAATCAAGACATGGTACGACGGTTATCATTTTGGCGATGCAGACATTTATTGTCCGTGGGATGTGATCAGTTATCTGCGAGATTTCCAGTATGGTGTAGCACAGAAGCCGAAAAGCTATTGGAAAAACACCAGTGATAATGCTATTATCCGTTCTTTTATCGACTATGCAGGCGACAATATCACCACAAAGCTTGAAACTCTGATGGCTGGCGGCTCTATTGTTCAGCATATTGAAGAAAACCTGACCTACGATTATCTGCACTCCTCGGAGGAAAATCTTTGGAGTGTGCTGTATCTGACAGGCTATCTGACCAAGGTGCGGGATAAGGATCTGACGGATTCGCTGCCGGATGGCTGCTCTGCGCTGATGATTCCCAATGCAGAGATTCGGGAAATTTTTGAAACCACTGTAAGCAAATGGTTTGATGACAGTGCAAAGGCATGGAACCGCAGCCCGTTGTTTGATGCAGTCTGGAGCGGAAACAGCGAAGCTCTGACAAAAGAAATGACCAAGCTGCTGCGTATGACCATCAGCTACCATGACTATCGGGAGGATTTTTACCACGCTTTCCTTGCAGGCATCTTTACTGGTGCTGGCTATGTGGTAGAATCCAACAAAGAGCATGGCGAGGGGCGCAGCGATGTTATTGTAAAGGATATCCGCAATGGTCGTGTGGCAATTTTTGAAGCCAAGTATGCAAAAACTCTGGATGCTCTGCCGGATGCCTGCGATACTGCCATTCAGCAAATCAATGACCGGATGTATGCAGCGGACTTCCGGGATGACTATGATGACATCCTCTGTTATGGCATCGCATTCTTCAAAAAACGTTGCATGGTAAGAAAAAAATAATTATCTACTGGGGAGTATCTTCGGATGCTCCCTTTCACTTTTTACAGGACAATCCATTTGGATTGTCCTGTTTTTATTTGGAGGCACACAATGGAAGAACAAAAAATCAAAGTCCTTGCGCTCCTGCCAATGGAGCTGCCAAAGGAGATTGATCTGGACAACACCCTTGAAGCCATGCAGAAGTTTGTAGGCGGGCTGATCGAATGCATCACATTGAGTGATACCGGTTCAGAGGTCACACTGGTCTGCAATGATGAAGGCAAGCTGCTTGGCCTGTCTCTCAATCGTCCGCTATGGGATGGAGCCGATGTTCTTGCCGGGCCGGGATTTCTGGCCGGATGTGACAACGAAGGGAATCTGACTTCCCTGCCGCAGAGTGCAATGGACTTCTACAAAGAGAAATTCAGAGCTTTTATCATTGAAATTTAAGGAGGATTGCCTTATGACCTTTAATGCAATGACCGAACACTACGAAGAGATCACGGTTTGCGGAAAGCCTGCGCTGTTCACCAGCATCCGCATCAAGAGAGATACTGTCCCGGACGGCCTGTACACTTACGATGTCCGGCATGATGATGAGTGCCGAGGCATCCCTTGTGAGATTGCGCCCTATTACAATAGGGTTGGGACCGGATATGGTAGCCAGCCATATTCCATTCCAACTCGTACCTAAGTTACAATAAGAGAGTAATCGGCTGACGCAT